CTTCCCAATCAATTATAGCAACTTTAACATCTGAGTCCTCACCAAGGACTACTGATATACATGCGTATTTGTAGTTACTTCTCCATGCATCTTTTCTAATCTTTATCCATGAATTTCTGCTTAATGTGAAGCTTGAACCATTATGTTTATAGTCAACTACAAATTCGTGAAATATAGCATCACCCTTTCTAAAACCCCTACCAGAGTTTTTGACTGGTTTAGCCTTATCTTTCTTAATTTCCTGTTTCTCATCCCTCTTCATGTTATGCCGGCCAATAATATTCTAAATCTGTCGGCTCGTCAAAGAATTGAATATAGTACTCATAGTTTTTACGCAATAAATTTGATCTATGGGACTTATGAAATTTATCATCGCCAAGCCAATTTGGGGACATAGGGTTTGCAGTTTCAATAACCTCAAATTCCATGTTGTTATTATACCCCCTACGAATCCACTCCGCTATGGTGATATTCTGATATTTTTTAAGACAATCTTCATAGCCACGCCACATTCTAACGACAGGATGATTTCTCCATCCCTTAGTTGCTGTTCTATCAAGTAATACATTTAGTACTTGAAATGTCTCTACACGCTGTTTACCAAGTCTTCTGTAATCCAGAACCTCAACGGACTTTTGGAAGTCCGGGAATGGTAGGAAAGTTTGCATGAAACTCCAATCAGTCTCGTTTGCCACCGTAGTATTCTTTGGCTAAACCGTTTGATATTAATTGCTTATTCAAAGTATCTTCCCCCGAATCATCGGTAAAGACCTCCGCCAGAATTCTACCAAATTTTTCCTTCTTATCCTTGATCGTTTTGACAAAAATCTCTGGATTATTTTTAGCCCAAGCCTTTGTGAACTCCTTAGCTGCAAGCCCAGCAGCCTTTTCAGCATCATCGGTTGTTCTTGTTTCTGGTGTATTTACACCATATAATCTAACTCTCATTTTATAAAAAACGCCAAATCCAAGATCGACACTTAAATCTAAGGTATCTCCATCAACGACATCATCTATATGTGCTTTATAAGTAAATAATTGAATCATGCTTATATTATATCATACAAGTATAATTTTTCATAATCCTTTAAAAATTTTAATTTCATCTTCTGTCGGGCGGCAAAAATACGACTGGCTCAAAAGACTTGTGTATTCACTATTGTTAACCCCAATCAGCCTATTTTCAGTAGAAAACACAGCACCAGATTTTGTCATATACTTGCCATTCCCAGTGTATTTGATTGGTATAAGTTCAGCCTCGTATCTTTCAAGTACGGTAAACTTATCAACCCCTACTCTTTTAATTAAAGAATTAAGCATGACATCACATCTTGTCTGCCAATTGTACTCCTTATATACAGATTCTGCTTGATTATAATAGTGGTCACATTGTAAATTTATATTTTTGTAACAGTTATCCATTAACTCAACGAGAGATTTGAAATTCGCTAGAACAACTTCGCCTTCAAAATAACCAGAGTATGATGTCGGTCCAATTTTTGACTCAATAATATTATCACCTAAATACTTCTCATAAGAACACCATCGACCAGTTGATATTACTGGCATACCTGTTGCTAGTGCTTGCAATGGAATAAAGCCAAAGCCCTCACCTTCTGACGGGTAGACAAGAACATCATGCTGATAGAAAAGATCGACCATCTCTTCCTGTGTTAATGTTTTAAATATTTTTTTTACATTTGGAAATAAAAGTTGCAGGACATGATTTGAACCGCCCTCATGTGTATGATATTTAAGAGTTAGTTCAACATTTGGATTATTACCAAATAATAAAATAAAAGCCTGCTCAACAAGATCAGCCCTCTTCCTTGGGGATCCAGAATCTACATGCAAAAATCTTATTTTGTTGCCTTGCCCCCTCTTAAAGGGCTTCCACATCTCATCTATACCATGTTCAAATACAAAAGTTGGTGTTTTAATTCCAGAATTAGTAACAGCATCAGCTGCAAATTGATTCCCAACCCAGATCTCATCGACCTTATTCATAGAGTCAATCCAATGACTCCAAACTTTTGTTGCTTCTAGATGTGTACCATATATCTTATATTGATGATCGTAGAATTTTTTAAATGAGTCATCTCTTAAGTTTCTCATTGTTTTTAAGTTATACCACTCAGGCTCCATGTAAAACATTTGTATCTGAGCATATGGATTGCTTTGTACAACTTTTAGTTTTTTATTTTGAAATTCAAACTGACCAAAGTGATGACATATTCTATTATACCCATAGGCATACCCAAATATATTGACAGCATCTTTAATGTGCTGATCTGTATGCATTGAAAATATCATAATAACCCCTTATAGGGCCATGACGGTTTTATAGATATCCTCTTTTTGTTCATCTGATAAATCTATTGCCCCAAGCCCATTCCATTTATCATCAGAATAAGCATACCAAGCACCACGGCGCTGAATGATATTAGCTTCAACAGCAATGTCAATAAGTTCTCTATCCGTATCAATTGTTCCTTTTTCTGGTAAGACATAGTAGTATCCAGTCGTTCCAATGGTAGGGAGTTGTTTTGTCTTTTCAATTGTCCAAGTGGCTCTTTGACTTGTGATTCTGCTTGAGTCATCTCTCTCCATCTCTTTTTGCGACATTGACAAAAAGAGTTTTACTATATTGTGCATATTATGATGTACTGTATTACCCATTTTAGCCTTTGTAACGGCATACATACCACTAAGATCAATAGTTTGATGGGCTATAAACAACATTATATTACGCTCTTTATGCAAATGATTAACTAGTTTCTGAAGAAAGTAGCCTTGGGATCTGGCTTGAAGGCCCATCGCTTTACCACCATCTGGTTTATCGTAAAATTCTTCTTTAATGATATTAGATAAACTGTCAAACAAGAAAATATGCTTCTCATCAGGGTGATTTAGATATCCAATTAGATGTTTAAGTATGTCTTCAACAACGGTCGATTGGACAACAACAATATCATCTGTATCAATACCACACTTTCTTGCGTACTCATCAGAATAAGAGTATTCAGAGTCAACTATGATCGGTCTATACCCCATTTTTTGAGCATTTGCAATTATTCTAAAACACATCGTCGTTTTACCAACTGACGGAGTGCCCCAAAATAGGTGCGTTGCACCAGTATTTAGCCCACCACCAAGTGCTTTATTCAAACCTAGACTGGGTGTGGGGATTATTTCATGTACGGGCATTTTGTCGCCCTTTCGCTTATCTATAAAAAGCATTATACCTTCTTTCTTTTAATATTATACATTACTCTTTCAGAGTATACCGGGAACCCAGCGGATTCTATTTTTGGTAAATATAAATATATTTTTGATAATATATCAAAATCATTATATATATAATCAATTACTTGTTGAACTTGAACTATTGATTCTTTATATAAAACTGCGCATTCTAAAATAATGGTGTCACATTTTTTTATAAAACTAAACAAATTTTCTGTTTCTTTTGTATTTGATTCAAAATCAAATCCAAGTAATGCAATACCAATTCTACCATGGATATATGGTGATGAATCTAGCCATTCAGAAAATGTTCCATGAAAAGCTCCACTAATCGTTTTTAATGGATCTATTGTATGAATAGTTGCATTATGTGTAATCGCAATCTTTTTCTTATAAGCACCTACATCTATGATAGTATCACAATCTTTTAGATAATGAGCAGCAATTACTTTTCTAATTTCAAACTCATCAGAAATAAGATATTCCCATTTTAAATTCATAAAATATTTGTACCTATAAATCCAACTTTTGGCATTATTAATGCAGTTCCACATCCAACTTGAAAATTAACCATATCAAGATCATTAGATATAGTCCAATCAACTGATGCTTGATATGACCCAATCGTTGGATGATCACCATCACTAAAATTATATGTATCATGCACTGTAATTGCCCATCTTGAGTCTTTCATCCTACTCCCATATAAATTTAAATCACTTAAAACTTCATCGTATGAGTGATCAGCATCAACATGTAAATAATCAATATCTTCAAATAAATTATAAGCTTCACTTGTCGTCATCTTATATAATTTTATACCTGGATACCCTTGAATTTCATTACTATAAACTGGGCGGCCCCATGGTCCAATGTCAGCATCAACCAATGAAATATTAATTTCTTCAATGATCCCGAGTCGTACTAATTCCTCTTGTGCTCTGTACATTAATTTAGGTACAAATCCAGCACCTGATCCGAGGCAAACGCATTTTTTTGCACCTAGCAAAAGTGGTAATCCGTAATATACAATACCCATCCCTGGGTATTCAGCATAAGCTCCATGGGATTCTGCCCACTCTGTTTTTTGTATTATATCTTCAAACATAGACATCCTTTTTAAGTTGTTTTCTATCTATATAGTCATCAATTGTTATAAGAGAATTTTCATTCTCAAACTTATATGAATCAAGTCTAGACAGTTCATCTCTATCTTCAATCCTTGACACCTTAGCAGCATACCATTGATTAGTTTGTAAAAATGGTTTTAATTTCTTATATATCATAGGAAATACAACAATTTTAATATTTGTATTTCCATCCCATGCGTATATATTTGCCATTTCCTTGCCTTTTGATGTGGTGAAATGTCTTATATTAAAGACATATAGCAAACTTTTTTCTGAGGCGGAGTCGCCAAGACCACTGTTATACAGCCATGAGTACTCATGCTCTTTACCCAAGGACATCAATTCTATTAATCTATGTAGTTCTGTATTTTCATAATTATAAGCATCGCAATGCATATGCATTGTTCTATCACCAATCATCGCATAGATAAAATCACGATTTGCAATTTCAGCATTTCTTTCACAAAAAATTGTCGCTGAACTTGTTGCATCCTCTATCTCAACACGAAGATAACTTTGTGTTTTCTTTGTTGATCTAACGATACCTTTAATTAGCATTAATGGTGAATTAGTCTCATGGAAATCCGATAATTGCTGGACAAACTTGTCCATATCATTATCATTGTCTTGAAAGTTTATAGCAAATCCAAGAATAGGCAGATAGTATCTTTCGTGGTCAAATGATGAGACATGACCAATAGAAGAAAAAGCACCTACTTTATCTAGATTTTCACGCAGTGATGAGTTGATTGCCCTCTTGCTACATTTTTCATTAAACTGATCAAAGGATGAGAATGGTCTTTTTGCTTTTATCTCCTGAACAGCGGAGTATCCACACTTTGCCACATTATATAAACCAAATCTAATACCAGCATCTGATAGAGTAAAGTATTCATCTGATTCATTTACATCTGGTGGAAGTATTTCAACACCAAGTCTTTGTGCCTCCATAAGGTATGCTGTTATTTTGTCTTTTGCTTCTTCGTTATACAACAATGACCATATGAATTCCAATGGGTAGTGTATCTTTAACCACATTGTTTGATATGAAAGCATTGAATATGCAACGGCATGAGATTTATTAAACATATATAGAGCCGCTAGTTCAAACTCTGACCATATCTTCTTTGCAGCAGATACACTAATATATTGATTATTTATAAACTTATCTTTATATAAATCAAACTCAGCAGCGTCCCTTTTCTTACCGATAATCTTTCTTAACTTGTCAGCCTCTGACCACGAGAAATCAGCAAGCATAACTGCCATTTGCATCAATTGCTCCTGGAAGATGACCGTTCCATATGTTTCTTCAAGAATACCCCTTACAACTTCGTGAGGATATTCTGGCTTAGTTGCGCCCTTTTTACAATCAATGTACCTTTGTCCTTGCGATAGCAATGCACCTGGTCTTACAAGTGCATTTGATACAACAAGATCATTAAAATTATCAATACCCATTCTTTCAATAAGGTTACGATAAGCAGCAGCATCTGTTTGGAATATGCCAACGGTATTACAGTCATTGAAGTTTACAAACACATCGTGATCATCAAGAGATAGTGACTGTTCAGTTACATCAATACCATGACGATTCTTAATAGCAGCAATACAATCCTTAATAACAGATACCGTTTTAAGACCAAGAACATCGATCTTAATTAGCCCAACTGACTCTGCGTCCTCCATGTCAAATGCAGTAACGAGAGATCTTTCATCGCTATCAGAGTCCTTACGGCTCTCAACAGGACATACCTGCGCTAATGGAATTGAAGACACGACCATTCCAGCGGCGTGAACCCCAGTATTGCGAATTCGCCCTTGTAACTTCTCAGCAGTAGCGAGAATATGTGGGTACTTCGTAATAAAGTTCTTACCCTTTGTGGTTGATTTCAACTCATCAAGCGTTTCAAAGAACGGAGTAATGCTATTGATTTCATCAAACGGAACTTGAAAAACACGAGAGATATCCTTGACAGCAGACTTTGGTTTGAATTCACCATATGTAGCGATTGCAGCTACATTGTCATTACCCCATCGCTCTCTCAGGTATGAACGAACCTCATCACGGCGTTTATCTTCAAAGTCAAGATCAATATCAGGATAATCATTGCGGTCGGGATTTAAAAATCGTGAGAATAATAAACCATATTTAAGTGGGTCAACTTTTGATATATCCAAAAGATAAGCCAACAAGCTACCGCCAACAGATCCACGACCAGTTCCTCTTCCAATTCCATTACGATCAGCCCACTTGACAAGATCCCACACAATTAAGAAATAGTCAGAAAAGCCAAGTTTCTTAATAATATCAAGTTCTTCATAAAGTCTATTCCGGTAGTCGTCACCAAGGCCAAGGCGATTTAATTCAAAGGATGCTATCTCTAGTAGATAATCATTTGAATCAATAGATTTCATATATTTAGGGAGAAGATTACGCCTTTTTGCAATCTTAGCTGAGCACTTCTCAGCAACCTCCATTGTATTCTCTAAATATAATGGATTATCATAGCCGGCATCTTTGAACCAAGAATATACTTCATCAGCCTTAGCAATATATGGATTGATGTCCTTAAAGGATAGGAACCTCTGCGGATACATGCTGTCCATGCGCTCTATAAGGTCACCAGAGGCATTCATATTCTCTTTTGCGGTGCGAAGGTCACCAGCGTTTAAAGAAGGGTACTGAGAGACCATTAGAAGCACCTCCTCGTGCCCCCGATCAGCATGCTCTGGGTAGTGGCAGTCAGCAGTTGCCACAACCTTAGAATTAACAGATGAGGCTAATTCTATCAATTTATTATTGAGATGAGTGGGATTCCAAGCCTGAACTTCAAAATAGAAGTCATCACCAAATATTGACTTAAATCTTTTGGCATACATCTCTGCCTTATCATATTCTTTTGCTTCAATGCATTTTGAAATTAGACCACCCATGCAACCAGATAGCGCAATAATGTCATCATCAACAAGATCGGCAAGTAGTTGAAAATCAAGTCTGGGTTTATAGTAAAAATTTTTCGTCCACCCGACCTGGTTGGCTCTGAATAACTTTTCAAGGCCGGCATTATTTTTTGCCAATAGGATTAGGTGATATCTTTCATACTTTGTTAAAGTATCAGAATCTATTGATGGAACAAAGTATGCCTCTATGCCAAATAGGGGTCTTACTGAATGCTTTTCACAAGCATCTTGAAATTTCAAAACACCGCCCATTGTGCCATGGTCGGTTATTGCAGCAGCAAATTGACCATTAGTTGATGCAATTTTAGCAATATCGTTCGGTGTTGACATTCCATCTAATAATGAATATTCACTATGGCAATGAAGATGAACAAAATCAAGCATTGATTTCCTTAATATCAAATAGATTATTTATTGAATTAAACTTAGACCAATAATCTTTATTATACCAGTGCTTTCTCATAAAGCACTTTATATCAACCTCTTGCAAAGAAGAGATTTCATTGTAATTATCCTCAATCATAAAGATTGGATTCAATGATAATAAGACTTCTTTTTTATTATTTAACTCTGCAATATGCACTGCAGAATATGCAATTTTCCAACCATCGAGCCACTTTAGCAATACATCTTTACCAGCCTGACTATATCTTGCTGTAACTAGATGTACATCATACCCTAGGGACCACCAGTAGTTAGTTTGATACCAAGCGTCTTCAAATGGTTTTAAATTTAACCAAAATAATTTGTCATTAAATACTTCAAGCGTTAGCTCATCTTCGTATTTTTCAAAAAGCCAGTGCGAATAATCATAATCACCAATACCCTTTTTGGCTAGAAAGGATTCTAAGCCTGCGCCGATATTGGTTACAACACCATCAATATCTAAACATATATTTTTTGCTGTCATAACAGCCTTTCTACATAAAGCAGGGGGATTTCTCCCCCTGCTTTACATAATAAGTCACCAAGTATCTTTGCTGACTTCTCCGGTTGTGTAAAAAATCTCCTGCTTGTCATAGGGAAGTGTCATATAAACACTGTCAAGTTGATGCATCTGTAGACTGGTAATTGAGTCTGGCATTGCAGCAATCTCAAGCGGAATAAGGTTGTAGTTAGTATCCTGTGCACCGGATCCTGTTCTTGAATACTTGTAATACCTATCCGTAATAGAGCCAAATTCCTTAGCATACTCCATAAGAATTAGACCTATATGCCTCTGGTTAAATGTAGTATCCAAAATTCTGGGTTCCCATAAACCAGGTTCTGTCTCTACAGCAACATTGATTAAAAGGTGTGGCTTTGGTCTCCAACGGCTATCAGAGCCAGACCTCTCAGATGCCCAGCATCTATAGCCAAACTTTTCAATACCAGCAGTAGAAGCAGCACGCCACTTCCAGTTAATCGGTGATGTTACGACTGGGACGACAATCCCAGTGCCTGAATTCTCATCATAGAACTTAGCATCCTCTGTAAGTTCTTGACGGAATCTAACCTTAACAGACTCGCCAGATGCAAGCGTGAAAAATTTCTTTGTATTGCTTTTTGTAGCGGAAGTTGGAATATTTTTTTCCAAATCCTTAAGTGTTTTAACTGATGTAAACATGTTTCCTACCTATCCTCCAATTATATTTTTTTTATTTTTTATTGTATTTTGTATTTGCTCAACTGTCATGTCGCCTGGATCTTTAAGTTCATCAGGTATAGCTACCTCATACATCCTCTTGCCACGACAGCCATTTATTATAGCATCACGCATAGTGCGACCAGCATCGTCATTGTCAGAAAAAATATTGATTTCATCAAAATATTTTCTCAGCATCTTCATTTGCTTTTCTGATACTTGTGCACCAAGTGTTGCTACAACATTTTTAAATCCTGCTTGAGCTATTCTGATAGCATCTAAACTACCTTCACATACATAAACAGAATCAAAAAACTTTGCATTATTTAAATTAAATAGCACATCTGCTCTTTTAAATCCCTTATTATATAAATATCTAGGATCTTGCCAACTATGAATTGCACGACCTATGAAGCCAACAAGTTTATAATTTTGATCCCTTACCGGTATTACTACTCTATCTTTAATCTTTGAATATCCTATTTCAAAATAATTTATTATTTCTAGACTATATCCTCTATCTATTAGAGTTTGAAACAACTGAATAGATTCATCTGCTGAAACGGCAATGCTATCTAATGATAAGTCATTCTTTAATTCATCATCAATGAGAGCCTTATCCAGTTCCTTTTGCAAGTTTACAGGATCAAGTATCCATTCTTTTGAATAACTTTTACCAGTTAAATGCTTATACAGCTGTCTAAAATTACCACGCTTTCCACATGATGGATTAAAGCACTGCCACAGTCCAGTATTAATATTTATATAAAATGATGGGCTATGAATATTTTTGTGAAACGGGCAATATGTTGTAATCTCTTTTCCAGACTCAGATTGTATCTGAATATTAACATTGAGCAGTAAATCTTTAACTGCTCCACTTATGTTATTTATAGAACTGAATCTTAAAGGAGAAGATGTCATTTTTAGAATCGTAATCTGTTAATAGTTGTGTTTTTACAAAATTGCCGTAAGTACATGATATCTCATCTTCAATCCAAGGGCGAATTCTTATGATGGTCTCAATATCTTTAGCTGTACCGGCTAATGTATAGTATGCATTATTCATATCAACCAATGTCCCATTCTTCATTCCATTTTCCTGTTTCAAGATTCCACTTAAGATAGAATCCAAAATGATTTGCTCTTCTTACCTTTCTTGATACTACTTGAAATGTGTCAGAGTTATATTCACGATGTATAGCCAGAACCAGATCTGCATCATAAGCTAGTTGCTTAGACCAAGCAACTTCTTCTAACTCAGGTGGTCTATCTCCGTGACCATCACTCATTGTAACAGCAGCAACATCGATAATTGGTATGTTGTTTTTAACAGCAATCCTCTTAAAAGCTTTTGATAAATTTTTTGCTTTTTCTGTTTCATTCCTCGCACCTGTTGCATCATCAAATAAACCATGGTAATCAAGAATTACCATATCTGGTTGATATTGATCTATTTTGGCTTGCACCATATTTTGGTCTGCTGTTTCAAGACCCTCAGATGTAATAAGATATATTGGTTGCTTACCAGAGAATGTCTTATCTGCCCACTGCTCATAAGTTTTTACTATTGTTGGATTGGCTTTTACTAGGTCTGTATTTGTAAAATACCCCTCTCCATTATTAAGTAAAGTATCTAGCCTTTGACCCTCTTGCATTTTATTCATTTCAAGAGAAATAATCATAGGTCGATAACCAGCCCTCCATGCATTAACAGCAAAAAGTCGAGCTATAAATGATTTACCTACGCCGGTCCAACCAAGTAACACAATAAAATCACCCTGCTGCCAGCCACCAAATACCTTATCAATCACAGATATACCACTAGGTATTCCAATAAACTCTTTATTCGGATTTAGTGATCGTTCTTGCAAGTCATTAAATCGCTCTCTCCACTCACTAACTAAATCTGTATCTTTTAGACTACTTGAAAATTTATATAACTTTGATGTATTTTCCATCAAGAAGCCTAATGCCTCTTTTGGTCCAAGATCATTTAAAAGATTATGTGCTTTTGCAACAATCTGCCTAGTCTGAAGAGATAGTGATTCTTTTTTTGCCTCTTCAATATAGTAAGCAAGAGGTTCTGGTGTATTAAGGAACTCAAAGTCTGAAAAATGACCTTTTACAGTTTCCCTTGACGGAACTTTACTATGGGTATCATAGTGCGATACAATAAAATTCCAAATATCACGATACTCAGTAAATACATTCTCAACGCCCTCATTTACTGAGGTAATGAAATCATTACTTTCAATAATAGAATTGAGAAGTCTTATCTCATAATTCACTATTGTTCCATACGCTTTCTTGTTTCCTGAACTATATCTCTAAATCTTAGTCTTGACTCAGATTCATAGTTTGCCTTATCAATTATTTTTTTAGATTGCACTGCAAAATCAAATACTAAAAATGGACCATCGGAGTTATCTACAAACCACTCTATGCCATTACGGATTAAACTACCTGAGTAGTGCTCAGCAAGACTGTCAGCTATTGCTTCCTGTCTAGGGGAGTCAGGTATGAATAATTTTTTTTTGGTCTTGCAGTATTCCTTGAAGAACTCTATTATTTCTTGTCCAGTTACGTTTTCTTGCACTATCTACCTCTACCCATGTAAGTGTCATAAAGTCATACTCTGACATTCCAGCATTGACTCCATAAAACTCTTTTTCTATAAAAAGAGAATTATATAAACATTCGTTGAAAACATGGCATTCTTTGCATTTATTTTTTGCATAATCAACTTCCTCTTTTTTATAAGAGATCCATGAATGATGCATTAAATCATTTTTGCATAAAGCCGATTGTTTCCAATTATTTACCATTCTCTGCGTCTAATTCCTGCAGCTTTGCTTCTATCTGAGAGTCGATGGAACCCCACAGCTCAGCCCAAGCATCGCTATCATTTAAACTTGATGCAGTTGTCCTAGCGCCAGCATCAAGTCTTAATGATTCATAATTTCCTAAATTTTTAGTAATTCCAATGGATGCCCAAATTTCCACTTTGCTATCGCTACTCATGCTCTTTGAAACATCAGACATTATAAACTCCTATTCACTAGTTTAACTTTTTGATTTAATGTTTGTATCTTGTTTTTTACTTGCTCTTGCTTTGCCTTAGGGCGACCCGAAGATCTGCCTCCAAAGAACTCTATCATCTCGTAGACATGGGATGCCCCGTAGAGTCTCCAATTTTTATACGGACCCAGATCATTTAAAACATCTGGTTTTGGTATAAGACCTTTCTTTTCATATTTACGAATTGTATCTGGTCTTCTTTCAACAATTTTTGATATTTCACCGATTGTGTATAGACGATGAAGTATTAAATCAGAACCTTGAATTGGAAATTCAATTTCTTCACCACTGTTAACATCAACAGCGATTGCTGTATTTTTTAATTTTTGTATTTTTTTTAACTTAACAATTGAATTTCCAAATTTATATAATTTATTAAGAATTAATTTATTATTCAATAATTCTTGCATTCTTATCACCAAGTTTATGACATAAATTTAATAAATCAATAACAGCAATGTCTTTTGAATCTGCACAATTTAGACATGTTATATCAATAAACCATTGTGACATTGCATAATATTCATCGCCTATACACTTACGCCCTCCACACCTAGAGCATTTAAAAGCGAGATCGGTAACTACTTTCATTTTAAAGTTGCAGCAGAATCCTTGTCGCCAATCCTAGTGGCAACAAAACCTTTAACAACACTTAGTCCAGCGGCAACAGCAGCTGTTGCCGCTGCTTTTAGTTGATCTACACCGCCAACAGTGTAAATAGCAAAAAATGCCTGAGCCGCTGTCCATATTGCTCTTTCAATTATATCTTTATGTAACTTTGTCATAATTTCCTCCTAGTCAAGCCAGCATGTATATTCTGCTGTGACGATACCCTTTTCTGGGTGAACAAACATCAGATCTTGAGATGGGTGACCAATGGCGGCCAAACTCTCCATAGCATATGTGTTTGTAGACTCTGGGCTTCCAGATATTCTAAATTGGACTGTATTAAATGTCATCTTTGTCGGAGTATGGAAGTGACCGCAGTACACATCATCAAAATTTTCTTTAATTGCCCCGACTTTCCATCCATAAACTTTTTTCTGGAATCCATAGACTGTTGATAGACTACCAAACTGATCTCCATGAATAAGGAGAGAACTGTAGTTACCAATTTTATCTATTGCATACCAATTTCTATCACCACGACCATCTGGGATATTGAATGATATTCTTTTTTCATTTTCATACATTAACTGTACTATTCGATAGAGCATTCTATCTGCATTAGTTTCTGGATCATGATCCCTTCTACTTCTTCCACCAATAGCACCATGATTACCAATGACACCGACAAATGTAACTTTTTTAAAGTTTTCAAGCATTACATTTACAAACTTTCTCATGATCCTAGGGCCGTCAACAGTGACCTGTCTATATAGACCACCGTCAACTAAGAAACTCTGCCCAGGGAAGATGAGTTCTCCCTCAACAATATCGCCAAGACACCATATTCTAATTTCATCAACTGGGTGATCGGCTCTCTGTATTTCAGTTAGATCAATTACTTTATTTGCAAAGACTTCTATTCTTTTTTCGCAAATTGAAGAATTATAATCTGGTGTCACTTTTGCAAGTTGCCAGTCAGATAAGACTGCTACTGCAACTTCTTTATTTTTAGAGTCTTTTCTACTTTTAACTATATTAAAGTCTGTTTTAAGTTGAACTGGATCTTGCTTTATAACATTATCTGCAACTGCTTGATATATTGCGTTAGATAACTCTGTTTGCTTTGTTTTTATCTTATCGTATTCTTGCACTAACTTTGTATATGCAACTCTTAAATCGGATTCTGATTTCACCTTTTCACCTGTAATAACATCCTCTGGTATGTCTATTAAATTATTTTCTTTTCTATATCTGCAGATGCCCATAGAATCAATCGTTTTTCTACAGGACGAATCAGCATACTTTTGATTGCTGACATTAGGCTCAAACTGTATTTGGCAGCCAGCTGCTTCACAAATTTTCATAAGGTATATTATACAGGACTTTGTGGCGACTACTGGTCTTTTATGGGATTTTTTGAAATTTTTAATTGCTTCTTAGAAAAATCCCTCTTCACGAGCTTATTTCTTTCCCTCATATTGGCTCTCAATTTATCTTTATGCTCTTTAGAGGGTTTTTTACCTTCTCTATGTATAGCGCTATGTTCACTAACTGTACATAGAAATAGATTTTCTATTCTATTATCTGACTTAATTTCATTAATATGATGAACACTTTCCCAGGACTTCAAAAGCCTACCAAGATATGCCTCCATAATTGCACGGTGTTCGTATATATATCCACGGATACTTGATGGGTGCTCTGGTGATAGGACTCTGACATACCCTTTATCATCTATATATTTACCGCCAGAATAGTTAGGATTTAATTCACCAATTGTAGAAGACTGTACCCATTTAACATCTTTTCTTTGAGAAGCAAGTTCTCTATCATGCATTAAATTCCACCAATGTCTTCAATATAAAACTGCATTGCAGTTCCACCAGAAGGAACATAATATGCAGGAGCATTATTTGCCCCTGCGCCCTGATCTCTCTTTATTGAAACATAAAAAGATTGACTTGTAATTCCACTTGAGCCTGTTGTTGCTATATATGAATAAGTACCTGCACCGAATCTTGTCGGGTACCCAATACTTTTCACCTCAACAGTAGTTGTTGAAGATGATGTATGTGTATCATAATATGAAAATATTGGAGGCGTTATTCTCCATGTATTTATAAGTGTAGATGCATTACCAAATATTCCATTATAAAATTTAATTAAAAATGTGGAATCTTCTGATCCTTTATTTTTAATTAAAAATCCAGGAAAGCCAAGTGAAATTTTATAATATCTATTACCATCTACGCTAACTCTGCGATCAGTAGGTGATTCAAACTTTAATGATATTAATTCATATTCAGCAAAATCGGAATAACCAGTTGCATTTGGAACATCAGATGTTATAGTTTTAATCTGTATAAGCCCCTGCGGGCGGTCATCGGTAGCATCTTTAACTTGCTCTATATTTGTTGACATCTGGGCGAGCCTTTCACCAGTTATTGGGGTTCCAGCAGTCCATGATACAAATCTATAGTTTTCGTAGGTCATAAATATCCTTAGTAATTATATCAAATTTTTTCTTCTAAAGCGTCTAATTTGTTAGATAACTCCTGAACTGCTTTTATTAGTACTGGTATTAGTTCAACATATCCTAGCATCTGTTTTGATTGCGGATCTTCTGGATTTTCCAAGCACCAGCCGGCAAAATTATCAATATTAAATTGATCCATAGTATTTTTAAATTCTTGCGCTATTAATCCATAATGCTCTCTAACACCAGGTCTAGTTCTTATAGGTAGAGGTGTGTCATTATCACTAAAAGCCTGCTTATCTTCTTTTGTATTGGGAAGTCTAACCTCTTTCCATTTGTAAGAAACTGGATTTAGTTCGTTTATAAAATCAAGTCCAAGTGGTATATCTTTAATATCCGTTTTAAGTCTCTCATCAGATGACTGTATAGTTGTATTAGTTGCATAGACAGCATCCCAAGGGTCGCTAGATGTGCCGCAGTTTCCAGCACTTACGGGGTATATATCTCCACCAAATGATGCTTCTTCACCACATCTAAATCTAGCTCCTTCAAAGTCATATGTTGACGGAGTTGACACTCTCATTGTTCCACTAGTACCAAAAGCTCTTATTGATACATAACCAGTACTGCTGTAGTACATATATACTTCATTGTTTACACCAGCACCATCGCCCATTTCAATTCTTGCACCACTTGATCCTGTTCTGAATAGGTCACCCTGTATTGTTCCATTGGAGTATAGCGTAGATGCTCCACCGTCTAATCTAGTTGATAAAATATCCCAACCACCTATTTCACCAGTAGAACCTGATAACTTAACTCCAGACACATTTCCACCAGTTATTGTTCCAGTTGATGTAACACTCCCATTAATTGTAATATTTGAACCAAATGTTATATCTCCACTTCCTGGTGTATAATTTATACCAGCGGTTCCGCCAAGTCTGAATGAGCCTGTATTGCTCCAAAAATCTCCGGTCGGGACAGAGTTTGGATATATAATAGTAACAGAGCCAGCATCTATTGCACCAACAGATAATTTATCTGCTGTGATAGTACCTGCTGCAATATTATTACCCGTAATTGTATTAGCAGCAATTTGAGTAGATGTAATTGTATTAGATACAATATTATTACCAGTAATTGTTTGTGCAGCAATATTATTACCAGTAATTGTATTCGCAGCAATTTCAGTAGATGTAATTGACCCTGCAATAATATTTCTTGAATTAATAATATTGTCTTGTAGAACAACACCGGCAGGCTCTAATACTGACTCATTAACAGTTTGTATTATATAGTTTTTAAAGCCATTTTGATTTATTGTTTGCGTATTTAATCTATCTTGATTTGTACCAACTAGCCC